TGCAACTGGAAGCACACGTCCTGGGTAGACTTATGGATGTACTTCCGCTCTGAGCCCTGCTCGATCAGAAGGCAGAACCCAGAATCCACACGTGTCGGGAGTTCTCGCTCCCCGTCAGCACAGCACCAACCCAACTCCGGTCCCGTTCGATGTCTCACGAACTCAGTGTCGACGGCCACGACCCGATCCACCAAGGGGCAGTAATGGCGACCGTGGCGGGGGGCTCTGCCGAGAAAAAGGTCCAACTGTTCCCACTCATCTACCGTAAAACCGTAGTGGTCGCAGTACCAAGCGATGGTGGCGGCACTCGCCCTGATGCGTCCCCGAAGGCTGGCGTGCTTGCTGGCCTCCGACTTGGGCATGAGACGCTGCGGTGGGCGCTGATCGCCCACGTAGCGGCCCGCCAGGGCTGAGAGCACAGGGAAGCCTTCGTAGATACGGTAACCGGCGCACACAGAGTTCATGTACTGCGGCCGCTGCTTCTCAGTCAAAGGGGTTGTGGTGTAGCCCCAGCGGGCCAAAATGCGGCCGAGCTTGGGGGCGTAGACTGCAGACTCAACTCCGTCCACCAGACACGGGGGGAAATGGCCACTGTACATGCTCGCGTGGTCTGCGTCGACGGGGTCGCCTCCAGTGATCGGGTAACCCACCCACAAAGCCACGTCTTGCCGCGGAGACACCGGCGCCGGCGCGGAGAAAAGCCGGTCGTCACCGCCCACTACCAGGTCGCCCTGAAAGGGGATGCGGTAGCCGAGGGAGCAAGGAGCCATCGGCTCCAGGAGCGGCACGCCAGCATCAACAAGAGCTTTCTCACAAACGGTGAAGAAAGGAAAGTTGTGACGGCCGGGAAGAGGGGGCGACAGAGGGGCGAACGGATTCTTGACCAGGCCATTCTGATGCATGCTCCACACTGCTATAAGGTTCCACAAAAAGTGATGGAAGATCGCCTTTGGAAGGCCCCTCCAGCCGTCCGCGTCGAGCGCTCGGCCTCGGTAGGCGTGGCTGAG